AAAGGCAATGGCTCAACATCAACTGTAATTGGTGCTTCAATTCTTGTTGGCTTTGCCCAGTAAAAACCGCCTTTTTGCGGATTGAAATAAGCCAAAGGCTCGTCTTTAGTCATTCTTGCCCCCTTGCTCGAATAGCATCAACAAATGGTTTATGTACAAATTCACCCATAGATCTCATAAGTTTTGTTTCTGCCGTTAAACCTTCAAAAGATTTAGGCCATTTTGTTAAACCTAATGCAATATTTTCACAAGTCTTTGCACACTCTTCACGTTCATCTTCAGCAATAGCATCAACAATTGTGCGTACCATACCCTCACTAAAGTGTTCTAAAAGTATCTGTACCGCTGTATCTTTAATCATTGTGGTCTTATTTGATTGAGCAACATTTCTTGTGAAAGAGTCGCATAGCCAAGGGCTTCAGCCATATTGCAGTTAACAGAATAGGTGTTGTAAGCACCTGACTCATCGCTAAAAATAATCACAACTTTGGAGCTAGTAAGCATTTCCGATTTCCATTCATCCATGTGCTCTAAAGCGTTATCTCCAACAGTTGTCATTCCTTCTCTTAGTGCAATTATTTTATTCATTCTTGTCCCCTTGCTGTTCTATAAATGTTCTTTTAATAATTTCTATGGCATTATGGAATTGATCATTCGCTTTACCAGTTGAAAGAGTCCTAGCCAACACAAGTGCCTCAAGTGCAACTGCTAACGCATAATCTTTAGTTAATTTTTCTTCTTTAGTCATATTGCCCTCATCACTCTTTGTTGCTTGCCAGAATTACCTTTTCTAGTCTCACCAGTAGCTTCTACAAAGCCTTTTCTAAGTAATGGTGCATACCTAGCAGTAATTGAGCTATATCTATGCTTTGGGAACATATCTAACACTTCATCAGAAATGCATCCTTTTTCCCCAAAAGACTTAATAGCCTCATAGACAATTGCCTCTAGCTTAGTTGTGTCCACAGTCTTAGCTGAGGCTTTAGATGTCTCTGGGTCAGTCCTCCTAACTAACATCTTGGACTCAGTGCCAAAGTGCCTACTTAATAAACCAGAGCTGTTAAACATTTCATTTATTTGGTCAAAAATCGTAATTTGTTTCATAATTTTTCCTTAATGTAAATATAAATTGGGAGGCTCACATAAAGCAGTGTTTGTACAACTTCCATTCTCTAAATCCAAGCAAGGCGCTAACCCTTACCACCTCCTAAAACTTTAAAATCTATGTCATCATCCTTTTTATCAAAGCTAAGTGTTCTTTCTTTTGGAGGATTAATCCATGCCCAGCCAGACCAAGGAGGGTCACAAACTGGTATTGAGTCTATCTTAAGCATATGTCCCTGTGGTGTGTCAATAATAGACCCAAGCCTATGATATTTGTTCTTTTTGTTGCCATCCCTGTCTGTGTATGTGCCAACAATAGTGCTCAATTCTGATATTACTTTAGACATTTAAGTTCCTTAATTTATTTACTTTATCTTCTAGCTCTTTTAAAAACTGGATTACTTCAGTTTCTAATTCAGCCAAATATGCTTGATCTAAGTCAACTCTTTTGCAGAAAAGTTGAAGATTCTCAGGCATCCTGGGGTCATAGCTCACAAAGTCACACCAGTTAGTCTGTGTGCAACCCATTTGCCATGTCATTTGGGTAATGTACTTGCTGGGCACTTTGCCAGATAACAAAGTGTCAACGTGTGTGGCTGTGTTTGGGCATTTAATCTCCAACAATCCCCCATCAACCAAACCATCTGGACTTGCACCAGACATCTCAATTCTGGGATGTTGGACAAATCCAACTTGGTTAACCATGCAGTTGTACTTGACCTCATAGCTTGCCCTAGCCAGTGGCTCAGTCTCAGTCCCCCACTGCATAGCAGAGTTGCTAAAAGACTCACCAGGCTTGCCTGTAAGCCTCTCACACAGCAATTGAGCCATATAGTTATCCCTACTTGTGGAATAGCCTGATTTGGTCTTTGCTACTATGTCTGCAACTCTAGATGCTGTGACCTTTCCAAGTCTAGCCTGAAACCACTCATCTGTGCCTTGTTCTATTTCCATTATTTAGCCTCCAATTTCTTTTTCATTTTGTCTTTTACAGCAATTACTTTGAGTTGCCAAGGTTTATCACCATCAGTAGCTGAAATAGCCTTAACAAAGTTTTTCTGCAATTCTGGTAAATCTTGGCTTTGAGCTATTGCCTCTAACCAATCAGCCATTTCAGATTCATTAACATTAGATTTTGGTTCTGGCTTTCTAGATGCCATATTGCCATCATCATCCTCTGGAGCAATGCCACAGGCACTCATCAGGGAGTAGCGTCTTGCATAGGTCAAAGCACTGCCATAACCCTGTGGGTCTTGTTTGCTTGCTGGTACATGCAAAACACCACACTCCAAAGTCTCTCCAGACTCATGCAGGAATATAGTTTCTACACTCACACCAGTTGCATTTTCATATAGCTTTTGCATCATGCCAATGCCATTATTATTTAAGGCATCAATAACAGCCTCCACACAGGCTGAAAGGTCTGCATATTTGGATTTGAAATGTGGGTTAGTGCTGGACTTCAGAGCTGGTCCAAACTCTTTCTGTGCCTTTACAAATGCTGTTGCTATTAACTTTCCACCTTGATTAGTCATAATGTTCCCCATGTAAATAAAATAAATAAAATAAATGCAATAACAAAGCAGGCTATGATTACCATTTTGTCTTCCTTATCAAAGCCTTCTTGTTCAAAGTTTGGCTCTGGATGCTCAGGAAATGCCTCAGCTAGTGTTCTTGGAAATGTTTTTGTTGTGGGATTAATATCCCCTTTTCTGAATTTAATTGTCATCTTCAAATTCCTCTGGTTCGCAATTTGGGCATCCTGGATGGTCAGGGTCTTTGCAGTGTGGATGTGCAAAATAATGACTTCTATACTGCTTTTCAAAAAAATCTTTAGCCCTTAATTCTGCAATCTCAGGGTCTTCATCATAGTCACCATCTGGTTCATAAAATGATCTATTGCTCATAATGTTTCCTTGATTTAGTCTTAATTTATTTTTTATCTGTAAAAATAAGATTGAGCTAATAATTCAACTGCACGAGCAGAATGCCCCCAATATTTGTATCCACTAAAACCTGATACAAACCAAAACCCAGTTTCTTTACAATAATTTGCTTTCATAATGTTTCCTAAAAATACCCTTATGCGTTGCGCTAGGGAATAACTGAATATTAACATAGATTAACAACAATTTAAAATATATTTTCATAAACCCCATGAATATTAGGGGTTATTTGTTTTAAAAAAGTTAATTTATGTTAAAATGTAAATATGAATAAACAAACTGCAATCAAATTAGCGGGTAGCGTAACGGCCTTGGCTAACCTTTTGGGCATTAGCATAGCTGCGGTTTCTCGTTGGAAAAAAATCCCTCAATTGAGAGTTTATCAATTAAAAGTAATAAAACCTGAATGGTTTAATGAATTACGTTAGAATAAATTTGAACAAGGCTAGGTTTGAAGTCATGAGCAAACCGAAAAGAGTACCGCCCTCCTGCCATTGTTTCTTTTTAGGCGGAAAATTTAGGCGGCAAAATGCACTACTATCAATTTAATATTGGTGACTATCAAAGTCATACATCCCATTTAACCGAAATGGAAGATCTAGCTTATCGTAGGCTTCTTGATTGGTATTACTTACATGAAACTTCAATTCCTGACGATATACCTAAAATATCTAGGCAAATAAGGATGCGGTCGCATAGCGAATGTATAACGACCGTATTAAAAGAATTTTTCGTTCTTACAGATTCTGGTTGGATTTCCAATAGAGCAGACAAAGAAATTGCAAAAACTGGTGAAAAATCAGCAAAAGCAAGAGAAAGTGCTAATGCTAGATGGAAAAAGGATGCGAACGCATTGCAAACGCAATCCGAATGCAATGCTACACATAACACATTACCCATAACACAAGATACATTACACAAATTAAATACTAAACAGGTGGGAAACAAGTTTCCCCCTTGTCCTAGTCAGCAGATTTTAGAATTATGGAAAAAGCATTTGCCACATTTAACACAACCAAGAACCTGGGAAGGCAGTCGGCAGTCAAACCTTAAAAATCGTTGGATACAGGCAAGCAAGTACTCCAATTACTCTGATGGCTATACAAACTTAGAAGAAGGAATTCAATGGTGGGATTCATTTTTTGAGTACATCGCAAAAGATACAAAACTGGCAAATGGGTTCGAGAGCAAGGATAGAACCTGGAAGCCAGATTTGGAATGGGTGGTAAACGCTAGTAATTTTCAAAAAATCATTGATGGGAAGTACAACAAATGAGCTTTAAAAAATCAGAAACTCAGAATGAACCAGAAAAAGAAGTCTATAGATTATGTTCTAGGTGCATGTCCAGGCAGTTAAATTCAGTCTTAATAAACTTTGGAACTACTTGTGAATCTTGTTTTAATGCCTATTGTGATGCACCAAGTCCCTATGATTTATTTTATAAAAAGTATGAGGGTGATCCAAAAGGATGGGCAAAAAGGATTATTGATAGATATGAGTCTGGTGAAAAAGTTAGACCAATTTCATTAAAGTTTGCACAACAGGCTTTAAGAAATAAACATGAACATGCAGAATATTAAATGACTTCTAAAACTATTTGGCAACTACTACCACCTTGGGAAATAGCTCAAAAAAGACTTTTACCCAATAAATTGCCCATCAAGCATGAAGTTCCTAAAAGGCAAAGAAACATTGGCACAAAAAGAACAAATGTGCTCAGAAAATGGATTTTTGAAGATGTTTGATTGGGATGCTGAATATCAAAAAATAGTCAAATTTTATGCTCAACTTGCTTTAAGAGATGGATGGATTGATTATGTAAGGTATGCAGTTAAACAAAAACAAGAAACAGAACCATTGCTAAAAAATTTGGCAAAAGATGTAGCTCAAAAAATTAAGGAATTAAAAGATGAGAACAGCAAGCAGGATTGATAATAACCAAAAAGCCATTGTGGAAGCTCTCAGAGCTGTTGGAGCTACTGTTTACCACATCAAAGAGCCTTGTGACCTTTTAGTTGGGTATCATGATCAGACATTGCTCATGGAGGTCAAAAACTTAGACACTTCTTATGGGAAAAAAGGATTTAATGCTAACCAAAAGCACTTTGCAGAAAATTGGAAAGGAGGAGCTTTTTGTCTTGTGGATAGTATTGAATCAGCCCTCAGAATGTTAAACATAATGGTTGATTAATATGCAATACAAACTTGTTAATCCCCAGCAAGGTTCAGCCCTAATGAAAACTTTGTGGGCAAAAATGAAAACAGCATTGGAATCAGGAAAAACCCTAGTTATGACTGTTCAAGAAGAAACCAGAACACATGCCCAAAATGACAAATTCCATGCAATTATTGCTGACATAGCAAGGCAGGCAGAGCATTATGGAGCTAAGTGGGATGTGGAGAGCTGGAAAAGATTTTTAATAGACCAATTTGCCTCAGAAACAGGTCTGAGAGCTTCCAAAGTTGCTCCATCCTTAGATGGGTATAGGATT